AATTCCTGTTTAGCTAGGTTGTCGATTTCCTGTTTTACAGCTTCAAGTTTTGAAGCTTCAATTTGTGTTAATGCATCTAGGCCAAGGTATTCACATACGTTTTTGATATCCAAGCCACGCTCAGCAATGAAATCTTGGAGTTCATCTCTTTGAGCGTCACTGATGCCTAAAAATTCAGTAGGACTAATCCATTTATTTTGTTCTTTATCAAAAGTGCAATTCAGTGCTTTAGCGCGTTGCAACATAGCTTGTCGCATGTTCTGGTAATACATATGGTCTTTAACTAATGACTCAGTTAGCTGGTTTAGATCACCCGCGTGTTCAGCTTCATTGCAACTTTGTTTCCAGTTCTCAAATTCCTCAAAAGCTTTAGCAGCTGCTAATTGAGATGGTGTAAGGGTATTGATGTGGGCTTTTGCTTGTGAGATGAGTTCAGCCAAGAAAGTTGGACTGGTTTTTAAATCTGGAACCCAAACTTCACCAGTTTCACCACCTAATGCACCAGCATTTTTTGCATGATGAGTATCGGTAGGATTGAAACTTATTACGCGAGCTGATTTACCTTCTTGAGTTCTAACAGTGGTTAAATAACCCATGACATCAGCTATTCGATAAAGCTCATTTCGGTTTTTCCCACCTAGATCTGGGCGATGTATAGTCTGATCACCATTTTCACTTTCAACTGCATGGGCTATGAAAACAACATCTTTACCCATTGCAATAAGCATATGAACATAACTCTTAAAGATATTATTGGCTGAACCTTGGGCTTTAAGCTTTAATGTTCCATCTTTTTGGCGATTTTCAGAGATACCGAGAAGGTGAGTCTTAATACACTCAAGCATTGCACCCACTGTATCAATTACTACAGTATTAAAAGGTGCAAGATCCTGTGGAGTTAGATTTGCTATATCAGTCCATTTTTGAACTGGAATAACTGCCCCGCGACGTAACTCACCAGTACGATGAGCACCTTTGTCAAAGTCGAATGAAACTGCTTTATCCGCAGTAAATCCCATTGAGGTTTTACCAAGACCAGGATCAGCATATATATAGGTAATGATTGCATTAACCTGTAGGGGCTGATCAGAAGTAATAATATTAAGAGCCATGATTACAACCCCTTATTAGATTTAGCGTTGTTATAAGACATACGTTGGTTTGCACTGTACGGAGTGCGTTGAAAGCATTCTTTAGAAAACATTTCCGCACGTTCTTTTTTGCGTCGGAAATCTACTTCTTGTTGTAAGTTGCGAAGTATCCAAGGCTTAGCTTTCAACAAATCAGGATCTACAGGTGTACCGCCTTTTTCGGTTTCAAGACGAATATCAGTAAGGCGATAATTTGTAGAAAATGTTTGTGGCCCAAGGCGGACGTGATAGCGACCATTATCATCACGAGTAATGAACTCGCGGAATGGGGTAGTGAAGCGTTTCTTATTCATGACTTCACCTCATTTAATTTGGCAAGTTTTCCGCAATTGACCAACTCACGTAACTCAACAACGGTAATGTTGGCTTGATCTTCATCAGTAATAGGAAAGTCCGTATAAACCGCACCATCTTTAGATGTTGCAATCAAACAAGGTGGTGTGAATGTCATCTCTATACCCAAGTACAAACCTGCCTGCTGAAGCAATTCGCAAATAGTGGCTTTTTCAATTTCATTACCAGCCAAAACTTGCAATGACTCAAAATTGTTAGTAGTAGCCATCAGATAGCCTCCGCTAATTTGTTCTTTTCGATATATGCCGCTAGCTGTGCATTGATGTTGCGGTGATCGTCGTAGATCGTGAAGTCTTTATAGTTGTTGCCATTGGCATCAGTGATTTGACCGATCTCAAGATTAATGATGTCTACAGCAGTGAACTCTGAACCAGGTACGCCGTAGCTATCGGGATGTTTATCGAAAACAAACTTTACTGGTATACGAAAGCCGTCAAGATTAATAACAGCTTCGCCTGTAATGTCAGAAGTAAGTTTTAATGCCATAACGCCGTAGTAGCTTGGCTTTACGTTTGCTAATGTTGGTTGGCTTGAATGAGCTGCTTGGTAATCACAAGATGAAACAGCTGAAGCTATCCCAACGATTAAAAGGCTTGCAGTTGCCCATGTACCCAATACAACTTTTCCAAATTGAAAAGCTGAATTGCTTTGAATTGTGTTTTGTTCCATAATCAACCTCATGTGTAGTGAGAAGCCCTGATCGCCGTAGGAAGTTGTCAGGGCTTTTTGCTGTCTTGTTGAAATTTAGTTTAGTAAACTAAACGGAATCGGTCAATACTTTTGTTTAGAAAAATAAACTAATTTTAATTAAGTTTATTTTTTTATGTTTTAATAGATAAAAGAAAACCCACCGCTGGGGTGGGTTGGATGGAGTTTATTGGGATGAAAATCGTACAGAATCGTAAAGAATGGCGAAGCAACACTATCCGCCATCTAGTTGAAAATGGTCATGACGCTTTAGGGGCTATTAATGGAACAAAGAAAATCGAGGAATATTTGTTTGATTCTGAAAAAGAAGTGATTGTTCGGGTTGAAAATGATAAGCAAAGAGAAGCCCTCAAATTGTTTATTGAGAGCTTACAGCCAACTTAATCTTGTAAAAGTTTATCGATGTCCTGATTTCTATTGTAAACGGTTTTATGGCATTGATTGTATAACTTAAGGTAGTACTCTCTTGGATTGACTTCCTTAGACTTAGCTTTGCCGTAATAAGTTTCCTCATTAGAAATTAAAAGCATTAAATCAAAGGCAACCCTTTCAATAGAACAATCTTTTATCTCAATAGGGTTGCTAATTTCTGTTTTATCTACCACTTACATCTCCTCCCGATCTATTAAAAATACTGTGTCGGGTTCACAGTTTTAAATTTATCTTCTTATTCGTTTAACAACTTGTTTCCACCAATATTGACCCACGACAAAAATACCCTCAGCCTCAATACGTTCAGGGGAGTAGTATTCATCTGGGTATTGGTTTTTATCAGTATTTGCGGATACCGCTTTAAACCCACCTTTGCCTTGATCATTCCAGTTGTATAGATACTTAATCTTTGTATCATCGCCAACTTGAAACGCGTAAATTTCACCATCAAAAATTGTTTTTGCTGACATATCAATGGAAATCGCTTGGCCATCTTTTAACTTAGGAAACATACTTTCACCACGAACATGGATTACCTTTGTGGTATCAGGCTTAACATTACACTCCCTAACTAAATCAACAGGGAAAAGCATTTTTTTATTACTAGGTTTTTCTAAGTTCAAATAACCACTGCCAGCACTAACATAAACTTCATCATAATAATCTATAGCGACATAACCATCAGGAATTGGATCGCCATCTTCATAAACTTCAATTTTGATATTACTTATGGTCGCATTCGATTTTTCAGCGTTAGATTCAGTTCCAGAAAGCAGCCATTCAGATGATGTATTTAAGGCCTGTGCCAATTGAACCAACCTGTTTCCAGTTGGGTTGTTTACTCCGCTAATCCAATTTGTGACTGTCCCTTTGCTCGCGCCAGTTGCAGCAACTAAATCCTTGTGCTGTAGACCTAGTTCTTTCATGCGTAAAGCAATTCGATCAGATGTGGTTTGCATAATAAATAGACCTTTTATTTGTTTAAAATACTAAACAAAAAAATTGACATAATCCTAAACTTATAGTTCAATTAACTAAACAATTAGTTTTGGAAAATAAACATGACTGTTGATGATCTTAGAAGTCATTTTCAAGCAAAAAGTGATGCAGAGCTTGCCAGAATCTTAAACCGAGACCGATCAGTAATTAATTATTGGCGGAAAACATTCCCATTAAAAACTCAAGCTACCTTTGAAGTTGCAACAAATGGAAAGTTAAAAGCTGACCGCCAAGCTCTAATTGATCAAGGGCAAGCTTATGAGTCTTGAAAAAGAAGATCTTCGTTTGAAGATGCTCCCAGACATGATGGAGCGATTGCGACTTATCGCAGATGTTCGCGGTAAAGATTATGCACATCAAGCAATTATCCTTTTAGAAAAAGCAATCATGGGGGATTACCACGAGGTTAGCTTAATGCTTGAAAGGGCTAATAAAAATAGGAAGAAAAGGGAGAGTTTGGGATTAGTTGGGCGTGTAGGGGTAAACCCCGAATCACAAATTTTAGAAATTAAAAAAGCCTGATGTGCAGTGTCAGGCTTAGTGTTCATAAATATTAGGAAATCTAGAACATGACCAATATATCAAAACACCCATGCGCTAACAAGTGCAGTGAATTTAAAGCAGAGCAGTGCAAGCATTGTTTGATTTCTACAGATTTCGAACTATCAACTGATGCTGATTATGTAGTGGGAGACACAGTGGTATTTAAAGATAGTGATATGCATGACTCTTTAATGGCAGTGTCTCAAGTTAATGAACATAGCGTGTTTTTGGATGGCGGGGAAAAGTTCGTTCTAAAGCATCTATTGAGACATGCATCAATCACAGAGCTTAAAGCTAAGCGCAGGTTATCAAAAGAAAACCGCACAACTTGTATGGGTGACGACTCATATCTCGAAAACAACATTTCACCACTTTGCAAAAGCTATTCAAATGATGAGCAGATTCATTTGAGTAAAGCTTTAGATGCACAAAAGGAGGTTTCATGAACTCCAAATTTCAAAAACAACCAGAGTTTAAGCAAGATCAGCAGGTTCAATCATTTTATGAGCCTGCACTGCGATTGCTTGATCTTATGTTTGAAAGAAAGAAACAAAACTTAAGATCAAAAGGTTATGACGAAAATAATGCCGCAGTTACCAAAGTTGAATTTTCAGAAACTATGGCGCGCCAATTTCGAATAACACAATGGCTATCTCAGCAGGTTGTCAGCAGCCTCATAAAAGCTGATCAGGTGCATTCATTTGGAGGTTACATAAAACCTAAGGCTGGTGAGTCATGAGATATGCAGCAAAGAGAAAGCAGGAAATATCTGTTTCTAAATCACCTGTTGAAAATGTGATTCCGTTGGAGCAGCCAGTGAAAATCTACACAGCAATAGAACTAGCTGCAATGCCTTTGTCAAAAATGAACGCAGCAATAGAAGCTCAAGAAAGATTTTACATGCTTGAAGAAAATACTCATATGGGGGGGCAAGCCATAGCGGTTCGCCGTCTTATGGAGGATGGACACTTGTTAATTCAAGTGAAAGAAAAGTCACGTACGCGATACAAGATCAACAACGAGTTTATTCCACCAAGGATTATTCGTCAGTTGGAAAAGCGCGGGTTAGTGAAATTAAAGGCGGTAAAGTAAATGTATAAATACCTTCATCACATAAGTGATTTCATGGTCGATACTGCACACTTAACTCCATTGGAGGAGTGTTTTTATCGCCGCGCAATCGACTTTTATTATTTAAATGAAAAGCCATTACCCAAAGAAACCCAGTCGGTTTTTCGTCGGTTACGCGCAATAACCCAAGAAGAAAGAGATGCTGTAATAAATGTGCTTAATGATTTCTTTGTTGAGCAAGATGATGGTTTTCACAATAAACGATGTGACTCTGAAATCGCTGAATATCACCAAAATGCAATCAAAAACCGTGAAAACGGCAAAAAGGGTGGTCGCCCACGTAAAAATAAACCCAGCGAAAACCAAAGTGAAACCGAATTAGATAATTCGGAAAACCCACAAGAAACCCAGTCGGATATTTTAGGTTGTGAAAACGAAACCCAAAAAAACCTTAACCGTAAACCGTTAACCGATAACCGTGAACCAAGTATAAATACACACACACTGGGCGAGACCAAAAACTCAGCTCAGGAAAATTCTTGGACTCCAAATCCTGAAATTTTGCTAAACGTGATTCGACAAAGCATGGGCATTCAGGCTGAACAAGTCATCGCTATGCCTGATTACGATTTCCACCTGGGTAACTTCAATGCCCACTGGGAAAACAAAACAGATCTCACTGAAAACCAGCGAACGAGAAAGTTTGCTCAGTGGTTGATTCTTGAGTTCAAAAAAATCAAACCATCTGGACAACAGAAACCATCAAGCA